TGGAAAAACCGCACAGGCAGTAAGAATGTCCAAGCCTTTTGTTATTGCAACAGAAAGTGGTCTTAATGCTACAGTAGATATTCCATATATTCGTGTTAATTCATGGGCAGATTTGAAAAAGATTGTAAAACAGTTTACATCTAAAACAACAGTTGAAAAAGCTCGTCAACTTTATGATACAATTATTATTGATGAACTTTATGCAGCCGCCCTTTTGTGTCAGGATTATATTCAGTCTGTAATTGGTGGTGGCGCTCTTACTCTTGGAGATACAGTTGAAGGTGGTAAAGTAAATTTATATCAGGCTTATGAAAAAGAGTTTTTTAAGACCGTAAATACGCTTCTTTCTTGTGACTATACAGTTATTTTTATTGGTCATGCGCAGGAGAAAGATGGAAAAATGTATCCAAAAGGAGACAAAAGATCGGTTGATCCTGTACGAGATTTCGTTGATTATGTAATCTATGTTGAAAGTAATGGTGTTGATGAAGATGGTAAAGTAATTCCTTCTTCTGCATATCTTGCTGAAACCGATAGATATTTTGCTCGTTCAAGATTTGATACAACTCCTACATATCTTCCAGTGTGGTCTGCTGAAGCACTTGAAGAGGCAGTAAATATTGGAATCAAAGGTCTTGAAGAAAAGTCTGGCATTAAAGCTGTAACATATCAAGAGCAGAAAGAACAGAATACAACAAAAGAATATGACTATGATGAGACAATGGACGCTCTTCAAGAAGTAGGACAGAGATTTGCTTCTGCTGGTAAGATGGATGAACTTACAGAGATTGTTGAACAGACTCTTGGTAAAGGTAGAAAAGTATCTGAATGTACCAAGAGCCAAATTCAAGCTATGGTTATTATTTTAGATGACCTAAAAGAACGTGCTGAGGAACTTGGTATTTAAATGACAATGTAAAAAAGATAGAAAAGCGGTATTAATGTATATATATAAAAACATAATACCGCTTTTTATGTATACAAGGAGAAATAATGACACAAGAACAATTCGATAGAGCTAACCATCTACAAAATAAAATAAAACATTTGAAAGATAAAAATAACGCATTTGAAAAAGTAATTGACCGTTTAAAAGGCACACAAATGCAAGACATTCAATTTCGATTAAACGATGCTTGGGTTGCAACTCCTATAGGAACTATTGATTATGGTGATTTAGTTAATTTTTTAGTTCAGCAAAGGCTTAAAATTGAAACAAAGATAGAAGAGATACAAAAAGAATTTGAAGAAATTTAAAGGAGAATACAATGAGAGACCCAAATAGACTTGATAATTTTTATTTTCAATTCAGAGAGATTCATAAAACTAAATTCCCAGATTGGAGATTTGGGCAGTTAATGTCTAATTTTTTAGGATGGGTATATTCCCAAAAGAATATTGACCCATTCTTCCCAGAAGAAGATAAGATGCTTGAATATTTTAAAGAATTTGCAGGAGTTGATTGGTAATGCCTAGAGGTAGAAAAAGAGTTTGTCTTCTATGTGGTAAAACTATAGAAGATAATAATGATTCAGTTCCTTATAAAGGACGATATGCTCATAGTGCTTGTTTTAGAGTGGCAGTAAAAGCAGTTCATGTAGATAAGACTGAGAAGCTTGAAGAAAAAGCAGAACAAAAAGCTAAGAAAAAAACAGGCAGACCTGCTAAACCTAAAGCAGAATTAAAAGATTCTATCACTGAACAGGAATATATACAGAAGAAATTATATTATGATTATTTAAGAAAATTTTTAGGTGATAAACTTCCTGCTAAAGTATATGCAGTTACTGAAAAATATATCCAACAATATGATTTTACATATCAGAAGATGTATCAAACGTTAACTTATATTCACAATATACTTGAAAAAGAATTTACTGATGATATTGTTGGTCTGATTCCTTATTACTACGATAAGGCTGATAAGCATTACCATGCGGTAAAACAAGTAGAGGAAAATAATAAAGACAAAGACATTTCGGGAATGTATAAAAATAAAATAATTTATATAGACCCGAAAAGAAAGAAACGAAAACAAATTGATATAACATCAATTGGAGAAGAGGAATAAATGTACGAAGCATTAACAGATAAAAGAGCATATGCCAATACATTGGGGTGTTTAATGAAAGACCCTACTCTTGTAGAAGATATAGATAGACCACTTGATAGAGAAGATTTCAATACAGAAACTTTTTATGATTTGTTGTTTGTGGCTATTTATAATCTTAGTATGCAAGGGTGTAAAACAATTGATGAATTTGCTATTGATTCATATCTCTCTGGTTTTAAAGACCAGTATAGAATATTTCAAGAAAATAGAGGGCTTGAATATTTAAATAATATTAAAGACCTATCCAGTCTTGAGAATTATGATTACTATTATCATAGACTTAGAAAATATTCTTTGCTTAGATATTATGAAAAACAAGGATTAGATACTAAATTTATTTATGATACTTCAGTTGATGAATTTCATGCTAATGAAGAACAGCAGAAGTTTGATAATTATACTGAACAAGATATTGTATCAATGGTTGAATCCAGTTTAGTTATCAATCCTACGATGAAATATTGTACAAATACTCTTACTACAGAAGTTCAAGCAGCTGATGGTGGTATTGAATTGATTGAAGATTTAATGAAAATTCCCGATGTGGGATTACCATTAAATAACAATGGATTAAATACAGTTACAAGAGGTGCGAGAAAAGGTTGTTTATATATGAGGTCTTTGGTTCAAGGTCAAGGAAAGACTCGTTTTGCCGCTGGAGATGCCTGTAAAATGGCAGTGCCTTATATATATGATGTTAAGAAGAAAAAATATATCTATACAGGATTATCTGAACCTACTCTTTATATTACGACTGAGATGCCTGTTGATGAAATTCAGACAATTCTTTATGCGGCAATCAGTAAAGTTAATGAAGAACATATCCTTTATGGTGCATATGAAAAAGGCGAACTTGAAAGAGTTAAACAGGCTATTGAATATATAGAATCAAGTCCTTTGTATATAGTTCATATACCAGATTTTTCTATTGAAGATATTAAAAATATAATTAAAAAATATAATAGAGAATTTGGAGTAGAATATTTTTTCTTTGATTATATCAGTACTTCATTGAGACTTATGTCTGAAGTTAATGGTAAATCAAGAATGGGTCTAAAAGAACATCAATTGTTACTTGTATTTGCTACCGAACTTAAAACAATTGCACAACAACTTGATGTGTTTATTTTTACTGCTTCTCAGCTTAATGGTGAAGCACAAATGGCTACATATAAAGACCAGAATCTTCTTGCTGGAAGTAAAGCTCTCGCCAATAAATTGGATGTAGGTATTATTTCTATGAGACCTAGTAGGTCAGAACAGGACAAACTTGAAAGTATTCTTCAAAGAAAATTTAATATTCCTATGCCTGATATTGGACATTGGGTATATAAAGTAAGAAGAGGAAGACTGACTCATATTATTATTTGGAGTAAGACTAATCTTGGCACGATGGATGAAGAAGCATTATTTGTAACTGATTTTGATTTTAATCTTATTGATATTGACTTCACTCAGATTGAACAGGTAGAAGCAAAGATTCAAGAACATTCTGTATTAGCAAGCAGAGTAGAAGATGCACCAGTTGAAGAGGATGATGATGAACCAGTACAAACTAAAGCAGCATTTGATTGGTAAGGAGGGATTGTAATGCCATATTTAGATAAGGATGCAATTCTTAATTCACTTACTAAAGAAGATATAATTAAAATTTGTACTGAGATGGGAAGTCCTACATATAAAGAAAATGCTCAAGGCGAATTATGTTTCAGCACTTCTATATGCCATGGTGGAGATAGCCCTTATAAATTAGTTTATTATCCAAGTTCTCAATTATTTAAATGTTTTACCTGTGGTGATAGTTACGGAATAATTGAATTGGTTATTCGAGCATCAAGATTAAAAGGACAGAATCTTACATGGTTTAAAGCTCTTGCTAAAATAGCACAGATAACTGGTAAATCATATGAAGGAACTCCAGAAGAACCTACAAAAACCATTACAGATTTTGAATGGATTAATAGATTAAATTCAATTAAAAAGAATACTAAAAATGTTCCTAATTTGACAGAGATTAATGAGAATATATTAGAGATATTTTGGTATGTCCCTTATCAGGGATGGTTAGACGAACATATAAGTCGTGAAGCTTTATCAAGATTTGAGATTGGTTACTATGGATTAACAAATCAGATTACCATTCCTCATAGAGACATAAATGGAAGATTAATTGGAATTAGAGGAAGATATTTAAGTGATTATGATGCGCAAGTTTTTGGTAAATATGTTCCTTTATATATAAATGGAGAATTTTTAAGTCATCAGTTGGGAAGTAATCTATATGGTTTGCATGTAGTTAAAGATAAAATAAAACAGTGTAAAAAAATTATGCTCGTAGAAGCAGAAAAATCTGTGTTACAAGCTTATTCTTATTTTAGAGATGATAGCTTTGTAGTTGGATTATGTGGTTTCAATATTACTTTTACTCAGATTAAGATTATGCTTAAAGAATTAAAAGTCGAAGAAGTAATAGTTGGATTTGACAGAGATTATGAAGAAGCAGATTCATTTGAAGCTACTGCTTATTATCAAAAGATAATTAAAAAGGTAGCTCCTTTAGTACCTTACTGTAGGGTTTATCTTGTATTAGATAAAAAAGATAGACTTGGATATAAAGATTCTCCTACAGATAAAGGGAAGGACACATTAATAGAATTAATGAAAGAAAAAATATTAATAACTATGGAAGATGTAAATGAGGCTTTAGGAAAGGTATGAATGATGTAACAGATAGAGATTTATTATTGGATTATGGATATGACGATGTAATCATATTTGATAATCCATCTTATGAAGGAGCTTTGATTGGAGTTACATGGGACAATCAAGCGGTATATGATTATGATTTAATGATTGAATCATTAATGAAAGAAGATAATATGACACAAGAAGAAGCCGCTGATTTTATTAGTTATAATGCTTCTTATCGTCAAGGGGATGAATATCCTATTATTATAAATAATTTAAAGAGATTGGAGGGAACATGATTAGATATGTATGATTATATAACAGAAGGTGAATATCTAAAAGATTATGTTCGACCTGTTACAGAAGAGGATAAAAAGAAATTACCGACTTATTCACATTCAAAATTAGAGGTGTATGAGAACTGCCCTTATAGATATTCATTGCAATATGAACAGGGGAAGAGGTCAAATGAAACTACATTGGCTTTGGAACTTGGCACTCTAGCACATAAGGTGTACGAAAACGCCAGTCAAATGTGGAAAGAAGGAATAGTTAATTATGAAGATTTAAAATTTCTTCTTGAATATGGTGATACAGATGAGAAGATTTCTGGTATTAAAGATTTAAGTAAAAAATATTTTGAAGAATGGTACGAACCAGATTCAGAAGGACATACTTATAGTTGGAAAATGGGACAGTTTGATAAAGGACTGCATGGATATATGGATAGTTTTAGTTATAATAATTGGATTCCTTTTAAAGAGGAATATGATTTTGAATTTGTATTCAATAATAGAGCTATTATTCATGGATTTATTGATGCTATTTTAATCAATTCCGAAGGTGATTTAAGGTGTTTAGATTATAAAACTTCAAAGCGAGTTTTCGATAAAAATAAAATTCCAACCAGTCAGCAGTTTAGTATTTATTGTATGGGTATGTTAAATGATTTTGGCAAATTGCCTGTTCAATGTGATTATAAATTTATTTTGTTAAACCAAGAACAAAACGCATTAACCTCTGGATTTGGTAAGAGGATTGTCAAGAAATTAAATACTGTATTAGATAATATTGATAAGAATGGTGAGAGTGGAGTTTATATACCTAGCCCCACACCTCTTTGTGCATGGTGCAATTATTCATCTACAAATCCAAAAGCTATTCAATATAAAGGTGAATGTGAGTATTATAGTCTTTGGACACCGACAGAAAAACGCTGGGATGTTAACAAGCATTTCAATGTACTTGACTTGACAAATAGCAAGCAAGTAAATAATATAGAAGATAATAGCAAAGAAAAGAAACAGAGGAAATTAATTTTTTAAAGCGAGGTAATAGATGTTTAGTTGTCACGGGCATACATGTCATAGCAATTATCGACTCAGGGATTCAATTATCAGAGTCCCTGATTTTATTA